CCAAGATTATCTGCTGGTAACATACCAATCAGTCTATCCCCTCTTGTTGATGACATTGGTTTTCTAAGTTTAACAACTCTACCCTTTACCTTTAAAAGATTATTTTTTGCAATATCATTTGCACCCCTTTCAGAAGATGCCATACCTATCACTTTACCATCTGGCCCCAGAACCATATGTGTGTGTTTAAGTACTTCATCAAGTTCAACATCTTCTTTTTTACCTTTTTTACCTTTTGCTTTGTAACCACTGGCGAACGCAGCCCTTCTTTGAGCGTCACTTGCAAAACCCTCTTTCTCTATGTTTCTAACTTCAGTTAGTAGGTCTGACATTCTAGCCATTTTTTTATCCTTTCATTAAGTCCGTTACAGACTTTGTGCTCCAAAATTTACAACTCCAGTATTTAGCTTTATACTTAGGGCCTGGGTTTGTATCACACCCATGCCTTGCACGAAAACTTTTTCTTCTCTCTGGGTCATCTCGTTTGATTGACATATTAGGGTCGCCAAACTCAACCTTTACAACATTACCCTTGTCATTTCTAACATATACTTTATACTTTTTTACATCACCTCTAGTTGGATTATTTAGTTGAACTTTCCTACCTTGATACTCTGCAGCCTCAGTTACTTCACCCCAACTATTTTTTAATATTTCTACACTTTCACCACGAACCTTTGCAGCAAGGTCTTTATCTGCTTTACCCCAAGTTCCAGAACTTTTTGTAACAAAAGAATTAACTCTTGCTAAACCCCATTGTTGAGGTGTAGTTCCTGGCCTGTGTCCTGTTCTCCAAGCAGCCATTCCTCTATCATAAACTTTTTTTAGAATACCATATGGCATTCCAGACTTTTCTGCTTTCTTAACTATTGCAGCAATTTTTTCATCTAAGTGATATACATCTTGTGTTTCTTCATATTGTGGTGATTTTTTCTTTGTTCCATCTGCTCTAGGTATTAAACCTTTTGCCTTGAGATGTGCCTTGTCTGAAAACCCAGCATCACCTGCTTTAAATCTTTTCATTGCATCTCTAGTGTTTGGTGCATCCTCTGATACTACTTGTGTTACATTTGGTAATCCCACCAATTTTTTAGTTTTATCAACATCTGATGATTTCACTTTGATGATTATTCGGTTTCCAGTTTTATCTGGGGATAAACTATGTGGTATATCTTTTAGTTTCTTTTCTAAGTCTGATTTCATCACTCTAAGTAAACTCTTTCCCTTGCTTTCTGGTGATTTACTTCTAGTGAAAAAACCTTTACTCTCGTCTACAGATTCACCCTTTGCACGTTTCATTTGTGCTGCTGTAGGTGCACCCTTTTCACCTTTCTTTCTCATTCTTTCACCAGAACCTTGTTTTATTCTTTGTCTTTTCTTATGGATATTTGCCCAGAGACTTTCATCCATATCTGCATCTTTATCAAATTCTGCTGCTAGTGCTTGTGGTAACTTACCCTTATCAACCAGTTTATTAATATACACTTGTAGTGGTTTTACCCTATCAAAACCATATTGTCTTGCAAGGTCTGATAATATAGCACCATTACTTGGTCGTCTTGAAAATCCAGCTGTTTGTTTTACCCTTTCAGCATATTTTTGTATTATATCCCTATAACCTTTTGGGTGTGTCAATCTAAATATTGTTGTTTTTATAAGTTCTGGGATATTGATACCTGTTACTTCATCAAGTTCGACACTTTTCACTAATTCTTCAAACACACTCTCACTCATTCCAAGTTCTTTTCTTAATTTTTCTATTTCTTTTTTGAACTTATCTTGTTTTGGTGAACCAGCTGGTAATTTCATTGCTCTTGTATAAAGGATTGCAAGGGTTTTCATTCTATTTACATCTTTAGGGTCAATGTCTAATGCTTTTGACATTGTTACTTCATCAAGTTCAACTTCTTCTTTTTTATCTTTTGCATCAAGATAGGCTGCGATTGCCATATCTCTTTTTTTCTTATCTGACTTACCTTTGAACTGTGGTGCATCTGACTTCTTGAAGTCATCTATGTAATCACCAGCGTCTGCATCTTTTCCTAACTTTTCTTTAATTTTTACCTCACCATACATTTGTTTAAACTTTTTAGTATGTTTAGATGGTTTAGTTTTTGCACCTTTATCGCCAGGAGCTGGTTTATAAGCTGCAGGATTATCATCATCCATTTTAGTTCCTTTAGTAAAATGTCTATCACGAGCTTGTTTAGTAGACTTTGCCATTTCTTTACCTTTAGCATCTTTCGCATAATACTTAGCTGGTTCTGTGCCTGGTGAGTCCTTTATATCTGGGTCTTGTTTTACCCTTCTCTCTCTTAATCTTGGTTCTCTACGATTTTCAGACCTATCCATATGTTCTAAATTATCTGGATCGTTATTTAATGGATTGTTATCTTTATGATGCACATCCATTCCATCTATAGTTCCCATCATTCTTTGTGCTTTATTTCTTGAGGAACGTCTAGCAATTTGTTCTGGACTTGAATGATAATTCTCATACTCTTTTGCATAGTTTCTTTCTACAATATCATGTAACCATGCTTTATGAACTTTACCACTACTGTCGTTAAAAGCAACATAATTTGTACCTTTACGAATAACTCTACCCTCTACACCATTTGCTTCTACTATATCACCAATATTCCAAAGTTTACCTGTAAGATACATATCTCTGAGTGTTTCAAAGTCATTCATCTCACCCATATCTCTTTCTTCACGAATACCCATATACTTTCGTACATCATTATAAAGTTTTTGTGCATCTCTAAAGCTAGATGGTAATCCTGTCTTAAATGAATCAAAATCACCAGCAGATGCTGCAGCTCTCATCTTAGATGCAGACATACCTTCAACACCTTCGGCATCTGGATCACGCTCTCCTGCAGACACTATATCAATCACATCAAACTTATAGTAACCATGACGTTTATTCTCTACTCCATTATACTTTTTTAGTAGTGATGAAAATTCTTTTACTCTATCAGAGCCAGCAATCATTACTAAAGTAGTATAACCCTCATCATATAATTTAACCGCAATATCAATAGCAGTTTTTGCCGTCTTGTCTGCCATAATATTTTTAGCATATCTTGGAAACATTTTTCTCAGATAAGCAATTTTAAGTGCGTATGGAAGTGGGTCTTTTTTAGGATTTTGTGAGTGTGATGGATATATACGATAAGTATTAGAACCAGCTACTGATGCTACTTTCTTAATAAGTTTTTCGTGACCAGTTGTAGGTGGATTAAATCTTCCAAAAGTAAATACAACTGTACCTTTTGATTCGGTTAAATCTCTAAAATTTCTCATTTATCCCATGCCTTTATTGCGGTGAAGTTATTAAATGAAAACTCCATTCTGTCTACTAATTTAACAGCACCACCACTAATTCTATCTATAGCAACATAACCCTCTGGGTTTACCACTTTAAATCCATTTGAGGTTTTGATGAACGTATCCGTCAAGCCCTTTACACTATTTAGTTTTTTTACAATTTCCATTTTTGCATCAACCAAATAATTCTGAAATGTAATGATTTGTGTTAAATTATTAATATGTTTACTCACTTCTCTCATATATTCTTTTTGAATATTTGTATATTTATCTTTACCTTTTACACTTTTAGCTTTATCAATTTGTTTTTGAATTGACATCTCAACCCACTTAACATATCCTTGTGCATGTTGTTTTGGATTTTTTATTGTTTCTCCAACACGAACTTTACTATTATTATATGTTTTAAGTGAGGCACCAGCTAAGGCTCCTGTCATGCTTTCTTGTAAGTTTAAAAACTTTTTCAACATCACAGGATTTATTTTTCTAAATGTAGAACCCACAGCTGATAATATAGCCGTTACTTTTTGTGTTTCTTTTTCTGTCATTGTTGACCTGCCAGAAGTATCTTTGTATGTAGCATCGTCCATCCATATTGAAGATGATTTTCTTAGTCCAGATATGTTTGCACCAAAAGATGCTTTCATAGTTTGTAATGTCTTTCCTGTGTATGTTGTATGCCAAACAACCCCTATTTTTGCCTTGTTTATTATCTTACCAAAATTGCTATCAACAGGAACAGCATAAACAATAGTGTTAGGCTGAAAAGTGTAATACGATATCCCATCAATATTTTCTTTCGATACGTCATTTGTGAACATGAGGTCACCTTGAAGGACTCCTTTGATTCCAAGTTTTGAGAACTCTGCGAGTGCGACTTTGAATTTTTCATTTAAACTTCCAGATAAATCTGCATCTACTTCAGCATTTGTTTTATACAGTTTTGGACTCACATTGAATACTGATTTCTTTGCAACAAAAAACTTACCATCTTCTGGGTCAACACCAGCAAATATAGCTGGAGCTCCATCCCATTTAACTGTCATATTAACTGATGATCTAGCAGAACCAGCCAACATATCTCTAAGTGATTGTAAAAAGTTAATTGAAGCTCGTCCACCATCAATACCATAGTTGAGTATTTCATCTTCTATATGTTCTAGGTGTAAATTCTTCCCACCCTTATCTTCATTTAGTTGAGAAAATCCTATCATCTTTTTAATAACTCTTTAAATTCTTTTGTTGGTGTTGCTAGAAAATTAGGTGCTGCTCTAAAATTACCTTTATATCTTAATGTTATATCACTAATTGGTGTAGAACCAACTACTAGTTGAAAAAATAATTGTGCTGCAGTTGCACCTTTTTCAAATGCTTGTGTTCTTTTTGGGTCTAATATCATTTTTACTTTACCAGAAGTATATAATTTGTCAAGGGCCCCAACCATAGTATCTACACTTTTATATTCACCTTTTTCTATAACTGGGCCTTTTACTAATTGTCTACCTATTCCTGTAACAAGTGCAAAATCAAAATTAAGTTTTTTTAAATCTTGTAAATCCATTTTAAAAATAAGTTGAAGTAATTGTTCTCCAAACATATCTGAATTTTTTACGATAACATCAGCTAATGGCTTAAACCAACTCTTAGATTTTTTTAGTTGATAGTTTATAAGATCATTTGGTATTCTTTGTACAAATTTTTGCCAATTCCCTGTGTTAATTCCCTGTCCTCTATTGCCAAGTTCTTTAATCATAGCTGCATCTAGCCAAGGATTGCCATCTTTATCTACCGCTACTTTTGGTTTTCTTCTTTGTAATATTTGAGCTGACTTGATAAGTCTAACATAAAATTCTCCTGCAGCCTCATCTAATTCTTTACGAACTTTATCAAACTCTGAACCTTGTATCATAGTAGAAAACCCTTTATTAATTAATGTAGGGTCAGCTGTTGTTGCAGATATCTTTTTCTTTAAAGATACCCCTAAAAAACTATTACCTTTTTTAATTATAAAATCAGAAGCATTATAATCTTTCATACCATACTTTGTCATTTGAAATTGTTTTACATCATTATCCCAAGCTTTACCTGTAAGATAAACTTTATCTGCACCGCCACCATAATTTTTTTGTATTACTTCAGCTGCAGAAATAGCTTGACATAAATTACCATAATCTTTTTCTAATGCCTCAACTTCTAAAGAGGTAAATCCAATAACTTTACCAGACTTTGTAATTTGTTTTACTTGTTCAATCAAAGCATCTAGGTCTTCAACTGTTGTAATTTTAGGAACACTTGTTAACGTACAAAGTGCTGCAGTCATTAGTTCATTAGGATCAGCTTTTGCACCGCCACCGCGTTTACCATCAGGCCTTGTTTGGACATAGATGTCTTTTTCCATGTCTTTATGTCTAAACAAGAAATCTTTTTTTGCCCTAGTTGAGGAAGGTTTTTTTAGTTCTAAATCAGAGTCTTTGGCAATAACTTCATTAGCCATTGAAGTAAAAGCTATTCTTTTATTATCTGGTAAAACAATTTGAACACCAATTCTTTTTCCTGTGTTTTTACCTGGCCTAGAATCTTTACTTATTTCACCATCTATTGAACCAATATTGTCATCAATTTCTGCAACAAGATCAACAGCAAATTGTTCATCATTTCCACTCTTATACTCTAAGGCTTCAGACAAAAAATCTGAAACTTTATCTATAGGCTTTGTAGTATTTGGAACAGACTTTTTAAGCTGTTGTACGAAATTTCGTAAACCCATCAACTTCTCCATTGGCACAAATTATTTATTAGTATTTATATAAAAAGGAGATTGACGATAAAATTGATTACTAAAGTCACAATAACTAAAAGAGTTATCATTAAAAGTAATGCTTCACCTTCTGTAGGTGGTCTTTCATTCACTTTAATTTTTCCTTAAATATATGATCTTGTATAAAATCTTCTACACATGCATATGATATTCCTGGCTGTGAATTTTCTTTTTCATAAATGGCAGTTTCAATACAATTATTTTGGTCAGTAAAATAATCTAATGCCTCACCATATACATCACCATTTGCTAGTATTGTTACCATAACTAATATATATCCTAATGTCATTATATTTTAAAATCCTTTATTGCTGAAAATTTATCTGTCTTACTACCAAAATTTGTTTTATCAAATATAGGTGCATCTTGACCATTATCAACTATATCATCTTGTTCTTTTAAGTCTACATCATACAATTTCATTTTAGATCGGTCAATACCTAATACAAATCTTTTATTCATCGTTGGATCATTATATCTATTCTTTAATTGTTTTACCACGATTTGATTAAGTTCATCAAGTTCCTCATTACTAATAAGGGCAAACATAAAATCTGCAGTCGCTGGTAGACCAAACGATTCAGATGTGTCCTCAAGGCCGATGTCTGTTGATGTATATCCACCTCTTGTTGTTTGTGTGGCTGACATGATTGGAACATTACATTCAACGGCAAGTCCTCGTAATTCTTCTGCGACACTTTTGATATAGAAGTATGAACCAACATTTGCATTTCCTTTAAATCTAGATGATGCACATATATTTAGATAATCTATGAATATTATATCTGGTTTAAAAGATTTCTTAATTGCAAGTTCTTTTACTAAACCACGAAAATGATTACTATGTGCAGATGCAGTTGGATATTCTTTGACTATCAATGTACCAGATGTTTTTTTAGTAATCTTAGCAATCTTATCATCAAACATTTTCTTTGGTAAATCATGTAAGTCTTCCATAGAAATATTCATAAGATTTGCATCTATACGTTCTGCGATACGTTCTTCAGCCATTTCTAGAGTTACATATAAAACATTTTTACCTTGAGATAAACAGTTGGCAGCCATATGACACATGAACAACGATTTACCAACACCAGTTCCAGCAAGTGCAATATTTAAAGTTTTTGTGGGTAATCCACCTTTTGTAATCTTGTTAAAAAAGTCTAAGTCAAAGGGAATACGTTCCTCTACCTTATGATAAAATTCAAACCTTGAATCTGAATCCAACAAATAATCGTGACCAACAGCATTATCAAAAGATACTGCCAGGGCATCTGTGAGAATACTTGGAATAGAATCTGGAGTTCTATTCTTATCTTTTCCATCAATAATTGATATTCCATCCACAATCGCATTGTATATCGCCTTATCCTTGCAAAACTTTTCAGTTGTATCTACTAGCCAGTCCATATCAACGTCTGTGCTGTCTAGTGTTTTTATGATATCTACAATTTTAGAGTGTTCAGTTTCAGTTAAATCTTTTCTTTGTTCAACCTCTATCTCTAAAGATATCTGTGAGGGTATCTTTTTGTATTTATCTACAAAACTATAAATTTCCTCAAATATAATTCTTTCTTCTTTTACATCAAAATATGTAGGTTTAATAAAAGGTAAAACTTTTCTACAATAATCCTCATTGTAAATCAAATTGCTGAGGGTCGTCCTCTCTATTGTCTGGTTCAATACTTCCATCCTCTGATTGAGCTATGATGACATGGTATAAAATGTCACCAACTAGTTTATTAAATTCTTCACTTTGTAACTTTTTTTTAGATACTCCATTAGACTCTAATATATCATATTTAAATTTTAAATTCAAGTGCTTATTTTCAGTTAACTTACTTTCATCTGGAAGTGTAACTTCTCCATATTTGTAAATTACACCAGCATAATTTGTTTTTTCTGTAAGGCCAATACAAGTTTGATTTGGAAACTCTTTACTATTTAAAAACACAAATTTTTTAGTTATTGGGTCTTTTAGTATTTGTTCTATAGTCGGTAAATTAGACATAATGTAAATAACTCCCTACAATGTATTTTGGTTTATTTATTGGTTTCTCACCCGCATGAAGCCATGGCCACATAGGCGGAAATATTAAACAAGAACCCTTTTGACACTCAGATGTAATATCATGTTGTGGAAAGGATGTACTACCTTTTTCATTATCATCTAAGTATAAAAAGAAAACTAAAAATCTTCTAGCACTATTGTGGTCATTTACATCAACATGATCACCAAACTGATCTGTACCATCAGGTAGATATCTTTTTAATCTTAAAGGTTCAAGAGAAAACTTTTCAGGCCACATATTACCAATAATATTACAATCTTCTTTGTATTTGTCTACTTGTTTCATTAGACCTTTTGCAATAGAACCAGCATCATCAGACCATTCTGGATGTCTTAGTAAATGAATTTGAGTAAAAGACATTTCTCCTTGTTTTTGTTTTTCATAATGATCTGGATTTTTTTCAAACTTATCAATCAACTTATCACACAGCTCTGGTGATATTACGTTATCATATCTCCGAATGTACGTTTCCATATTTAAATTCCTTTTCTGCTGCATCCTCTAACTGTTTCATAACTTCCTCTGTAAAGTATTCTTCTGGATTGTTAATAATAGTTTTACCAAATTGTGTTTTACCATCTGGCAATTCTATACGAGTAGACACTTGTTTAAAGATACCATAACTAATTGCAAGTTCAAGTAAACCATAATATCTATCAAGACCTTTATCATAAGACAATCTAACATCTACCATTTTATTTTCTATGGTCAACCTTGACTTATGATTTTTGCAATGAACAATATTACCAACAACTCTATTATCAACTTTATCTTTTTTCTTAGATAAAAATATAATAGATGATGCTGCATATTTTAGTCCAGAACCACCACCCATTTCTTTTGTTGGGAACATAGAACCCATAGAGTCATATGTATGATTAGTTACAACCATAGGAACTTTTGCTCTACCAAGTTTTAAAGTCAATACACGAAATGCAGCTTTTAGAACTTGTGCCCTAGTCATATCTCTAGTTTCTTTACCATCAGAAGTATCTTCAACTTCTTTAGTTGTAGATAACATACCAAGTGAATCAAGACACATCATCATTGGTTTTCTATCAGCCTCATTTTTTGCTAGATATGAATCTAAAACTTTTATCGCTTGTGTTCTAAATTCTTGAACTGTAGTCACAGGAATCATAACCATTCTTTGTGGATCAATTCCTCTATCAATTACCATTTGTTGTGTGATTGCACTTTCACTTTCAAAATACAGAACACCAGCATCTGGATTTTCATCAAGAAAGTTTTTTACTATTCCCATGAGAAAAAAAGTTTTACCAGTTGCTGATTCACCAGCAAGTGCAGTTATTTTATTTGATGGTAAACCACCATACAAACTACCGCTTAATAGTGCGTTAAATACATAACTACCTGTGTCAATAAAATTATCTACATCACCAGCCTCAACACCATCTGAAACTAATGCTGCATATTCATTACCTGTAGTTTTAATTATATCTTTTAGAAAATCATTCATTATATGTCACCCTCTTTTCTATTCTCTGAACGAAAAGTATCAAACCCGCCAGGATATCTGTCACTCAACTTGGCAGTATTGATATCAATTATTTCTTCTATATTAGTATTTAGTGCTAGACAAGCTTGGGCTACATACCACATAATATCACCTAGCTCTTTTCTTAAATGAATAATTTTATCCTCATCCATTTCTTTCCCTTGAAACACACATTTTTTAATTATTTCATTAAATTCACCTATTTCTCCAGACATACCAATTCCTGCTGTAAGTAATCTCGAAGCTTCTACTCCTTGTTCTTGAAGTATCTGTAATGCTGCAAACATATCTTCAAAATATTTTGATTGATCACTTGTTACCTCATCTACAAAATTTACATAATCCTTTAGTAAATTTGTATCATCATTATCACTTACACTTGTGTGTGCTCTCAAGTGTCGAAATAAATCTTCTGTCATATTATCTCCTATTTAATTGCAATCGCACCTACGAATGCATGATTTCTCCAAAATGGTTGTACTACACTAAAATTAACATCAAGTAACATATTTTCAATTTCATCCCAAGTATTAGGTTTCATCATATGTCTAAGTGTTCTTTCTTTATCCATAATATCTTCTGTGTCAAATGATTTTCTTTTGTAATCATAATAATTAAATGTTATCATATCTTGTACAAGTGCACTTCCACAGATTGTTTTTTCTGCAAAAATATAAGCACCACCACAGTTTAATCCATCGTAGATATTTTTTAGTAACTCTTTTCTATCTATTTTTGGCATAAATTGTAAAGTAAAAATAGATGTAACTAGAGAACAATTTTCATAATTATAGTACCTAGCATCATCATTAAGAAACTCAACATTATTGTAATACTTAATCTCTTCTTTTCGTTTTTTTAAATCTTTTTGAAATCCCTCTGCAATTTCTAGACCAATATATCTAGCATTTTTAGAGTGATCTAAATTATAATCAATTAATGCTTTTGTCATTTTTCCAGTAGAACAGCCTACATCAATAACATTTGTGTCATCTTCTACAAAGTAACGAGAAAGTGATATAACATCTTCTATTAAGTGTGAATATCCACGAATAGACTTTTCAATGTGTTCATCAAATCCTTCTTCACGATGGGCAAAAGTAAAATCAGCCATTGTTTAACTCCTTGTATGGTTTTAATACTCTCTCATATATAGCAGATGCGATAGCCTTCATCATCAGAGGAGGCACCATTCTACCCATTCTTTCAGATTTTTGTTCCCATTTACCTGTTAATTTAAAATCATCTGGTAGTGACATAATACGTTGTGTTTCACATAATGCAAGTCTTCTCATTTCAGTCCAATGAATACAACCACCAGAAGCTGTGATGGTAGGACTAGGTTTATGTCTACTAATTCTTTTCATATTGAAGTGATGTCCTTTAGGATGATAATCACAGCCAGAACTTTATCTGGATCAAGAGGCATTTTAGATGCTGTTTCATAGTGACGGCCTTTAGTAAATCTTTCTGTTAGATGTTCAATCTCATCTTTGTCATAAACTAAATCACTAAATGCATCACCACAAGTAATAGCATCTGAAAACTTTTCTGGAAAGATACCAGCAATATTCATAAATGTTAATCCAATAGCTGAAGTAACATCTTCACGAACAGCAATAAAGATAAGTCTTTTTCTTGTTTGTGGTACACCATAATGTGATGAGTCTAAAACTTTAGATGATACATCATAACCTATCTTTTCAAATGTATTTGTAATTTTATTGTAGTATTCTTTTGCTTCACCCATAGTCAAACCTGCCACATTCTCAGCAATTATAACTTTAGGTTTAATATAGTCTGCAACTCTAAGAAACTCAAAGAATAAATCTTCAATATTTTCTACCTTTTTACCATCAGAATAAATTTTAGTTTTACCATATCCATCTTTATGACCACCACCTCTAACTACAGAACCAGCCATAGAGAATGCAGAACATGGTGGAGAGCCATCTAGTATGTCAACTTCACCAACTTTT